TTCCTCTTTCATCGAGGCATAGATTCTTTTGTGAATAGCAGACATTGTTCTGCTTCCTCTCTCCAGCAAAGCCACGGTCGTGCCCACTGCTGCTTGCTGATTCCCGTCCCCTACTTGCATGTCAGCTATCGAAGCAAAGCGCTGACCTGCTTGAACCACGACCCCCATTAATGCTAATAAAGTTTGTGAAGGTTCTTTATAAGGCAAAGTCATAAATGCATCTTTTAAATTTCCTCCTGGTGCATCTACGTCTCTCCATTCACCTGGTTGAATAGATTGAGCATCATCTCTGATTCTAATTCCTCTTTGTTTAAATCCAGCAGGTAAATTAGATAGTGTTCCTGCATCTAATAATTGTCTTAATGCTTGAGTTGCAGTTCTAGATAAACCGCCAATCATTTGGATTAAACCATTACCATAAAATCCAAATCCCGGTAAAAATTTAAAGTGTACAAAGTATTGTACTTTTTGTTTTTTAGGGTCTGTTTCAGAATAATTACGTCTAATAGATAAAACTTCTCTAGATCCTTCTTCAATAGTTACAATATATGGAAGTTTAATTCCTGTGGGCTCACCAGAAGTATCTTTATCTTCAAATCCTTCTAAATCTAAATTAACATGGCATTCATATAAAGTGAAAACATCTTCTGTTTGACCACTCATTGTAACACCTTCTAATTGTCTTTCTTTAGATCTAACATCATCGTCTTGCGTTAATTCATCCGATGCTTTTAATTCTATGTCTCTATAAAAACCTGCAACTTGTTGTTTGCGTAATTCATTTTCTGAAATTTTAATAACATGAATAATTGCTTCTGCATCTTCTAATGAACTTGCTGTGTATGGAACAATAATATCTTGAGCTTGAATAAATTTAGATACTGCTCTTCCAAGAATTTCATCATAATAAACTTTTTTAAATGTTGATCCTGATAATGGTAAATAAAATAACATCTGATCAAACTCTGGTTCATATTCTTTCATGACATCCATAATTTGATAATTCATAAATTCAGAAACTCGTTCTGCTTGATCTTCTATTTCAGGAGTCACAGCTCCAACCACTTGTGTTCTAACCGGTCCTTCTGGTGGTAATAATTCTTTATATGCTAATGCTTGAAACTGAGTTACCGCTTCTGCTAATACAGGATGAGTTGCACTTGATGCACCTTGAAATGGTTCTGTTCTTGATTCATATTTAAATCCTAATAAATCTAATCCTTGCGTATAAGCTTTTTCCCAATCTGCTCTTGAATCTTTATATGATTGTGCATCTTGGTAAAGTTCTGAACCTAATCTTCCAAGAACTTGATCCTCAATTACTTCAGCAAGGTTTGCATTAAATTCTGTTTGGCCTGATAAATCTTTTGTTGGATCAAAATTTATATCAACACTACCATCTTCATTTTCAGTCACTTCTGTTGGTGAAGTCGGCATATTTTCCGTCTCACTCAAAACAAGTTCTGTTTCTTGTTCTGGAGTTAAAGGATTACTTATTGTTGGAATAGGTTTTTCTATTTCTGCCATTTGTTGTTTTCTCCGATTTAACTGTTCTAACAGTATTATAACTAATATTCAAGCCCTGCGGACAAGGTCCTGATTTAGGTGGTATTGTTAAAGTTAATCTTTTAGGTTTAATATCCATAAGGTGATGTTTCTTCTATGAAGTCTACTGGAGCATCTTCCATTTGTTCTCTTCTAGCTTGTTTAGCAGGTATTACTTTTCTATTTTTAATATCACCTGTTGCAAATCTTTCAGCAGCTTCTACATCACCAAATATTGTATGTCTTCCAGGTGTTTTTGGTATTTCGCTCATTTCAATATCTACATCATCTGGTCCATTTGCAAAGTATCTTGGTTGTTTTTCTAAAACTTTAAATTCAGCGGGTTCTACTTTTACACCGTTGTAATATTTAAGTTCCATTGTAGGTCTATAGTAAAGAGTAACTGGAGTATCTAGTCCTTCTTGATTTCTTGGTGAATGAATATCAACTGCTATTCTTCCATCAGGATATTCTCTTAAAATAAATTCTGTATCTCCATCTATATGTTTAGTTAATTTTTCTTCTCCTGTAGGAAGTCCACCATATCCTTTTGCTTGATGTTTATAAGATGCTTCCATTATTAATTCTTTTTCTTCAAATGGTTTTCCTTTTACTTTTATCTTTTCAACAAGATCCGGGAACCAAGAATACATTCCTTCTGCTTTTTCAAATTTTATTTTAGATGCAAGTTTTGCAGCTTGTGCTGTTTTCTTTTCACTTTTTAATCCTTTTATTATTTCTGGTGCTGCTGCAACTCCTGTTAATAATCCTAAAAATCCCCTTCTTCCCATTTTAGGACCACTTCCTTCCGCAAACCCTTCTCTCATACTATCATCTGGTGATTGAATAGGTGTTTCAGAATAAACAGGTTTTATTTTTTCATTAGCAGTTAAATTTTTAAAAATTATTTTATTTTCATCCGATAACTCATCATAAAAATCTTCACCAAGAATAGATTTTAATTGTTCTTGGGCTGCTGTTTCAAAAACATATTTATTTTGTTCAGGGGCATTAATATTCCTTCCAAAAATTTCATTTTTAACAGCGTTTCCTATATTTAAATAATCTTTTCTTATATTTTGATATTTTGGATTATTTATAATTTTATTTAAATCATCTTGTTGTTTTTTTAATTCATTTATATAACTTTGATCTACACCAGGGGTTTCTGGATCATATTGACCTTCAGCAGCTGATTGTATTCTTTCTAATTTTGTATTTATATCTTGTAGTTGATAATATTTATCTTTAAATTCTAATATTCTATCTAAAGATGCTTGATTTTCTTTTCCTATTTTTCCTCTTACATCTTCTATTGTTCCTTCTGTTCTCATTTTTTCAAAACCTAAAGGATCACCAACCAATGTTGTTAAATCTGCAAGACTAGCTATTTTTCTAACTCCCTCTCTATAGTTCCCAGATGTAAATTGTTCTAACGCTGAATTAAGCGCTGCTAATGGTCCTAAAGTTCTACCTGCAACTCCTCTTCCAAAACCTATAACTTCTTCTGCTAAACCTGCTCCAAGTTTGGTAGCATTTTTAAATTTATTTAATGCAGATGTTTTTTGTAAATCAGTTCCGGTTTCTAACTTTTCAACTTCTTTAACAATATTTTCAGCTAAACATTCTGTATCAACTTTTCCACCGACAGCTCTCCTACAAGCTATTCCAGCGGTTCTAAAAGCTTTAACTTCATTTGTATTTTCATTAAGATAATTAGTTAAATTACTTATTACTTTTCTCTTTTCACTTACTGGTACTTTTGATTGAGCTTTCATAACAGCTTCTCTGTTTTGTTCAAAAGCATTATAATCTTGTAATTTTTTAAGATTTTCTTCTGTTAAAAGTTCTGAATTTTTAATTTTAGAAATATCTGCTTGTTCTAATCCTTCTGTTCTAGCTATTTTTTTAGCTTCAGTTAAATCATCAAATGCTTTTTGAATTTTATTTATTTCTCGTTTATCAGTTAATTCAGCTATTTCTTTTATAGGTTTCCCTTTATATAAAGCCGCTGGATCTATAGTTTTTAAATAATCTACACCATATGTATATTTTTCTAAAGTATTTGGATTTATAATATCAAAACTTTTATATCCTTCTGCTAAAGAAGAATAGTTTATTCCTTTTTTATTATATTCTTCTAATTTTTGTTTCCATCCTGGTGGTTTATTTTTTATAAGTTTATCTTGTGCCTGTGATATATTTTTTAAAATAGGATCCAATGTTTCTTTCATAGCATCATTAATTTCTGCTGGAGTGTAACCAAGATTTTTTGAAGTAACCATCCTATTATAAAGATCACCCATATGACCTAAATGAGCTTTATAAGTTCCACTATATTTTTTTTCAAAACCAGGTTCACTAAATTTTAATTGTGCTTCTTTTCTTTTTATATCTACTTGTTTCCTTGTTTCGTCTCTACCTATTACTGGTCGTTCTAAATTGTAATCTTTTTTTATCTGAGAATTTATTCTAACTACTTCAGAATAATTCATACCAAATTTTTTAGCGAGTTGAGAATCATTTAATATTTCCCCTGATTTTACTTTTGCTTGTAATTCACTACTATTTTTTGAATACTTTGATCTTTTCTTAATTTGATCTATATATTCTTTTTCAACATCTTTATTTGGCCATCTAACACCTACAACAACATTATTTTTTATTATGGTTGATGGGAATTCTACATATTCTCTAATATTTTTAATATTCTTTTCAAAATTTTTTATAGTATTTTTATTTACATTTTTTAAATATCTTTCTCCGTACGGTCCTTTTTTATCAGAAAAAACAATACCTGCTTCAGATAAAGCATTTAATAGATCTTTTCCTCCTTTAGTATTAATCTGTGAAGGAATTAAATATTTTTGAAAAGCTTGTTGTCCTATAGATTTTTGTTGTTTTGAAAAATTAGAAATACTTACTAAACCAGCAGTGCTAAACCCTCGTCGCTCGACGCTTCCTCCGTCAGCCAAGTTCAATTGTTCATAAGGTTGCTGCTCTATTTCTTTTGGAGATACAACCGGCATGTCATTTGGAAATGGTGTATAGCTTCCAGCTTCTTGCTGCGTGTTGCTATCATCTAGAATATCCGGTTCTGTTCCAGTGTATAACGGAACAACAAAATCGCGCGTCATGTAGCGAGGGTTTGTTCTGTGGCGCAATGCCATTTGATATTTTCTAATTTCACTCATTATAACAATCCAGCAATTCCGCCTTCAGCTTGTTTAGTTCTTGTAGTATTTTTTAAAATGTTAACAATTTCTTCTGGAGACATTCCTTTTTCTTGCATCGTTAATCCTTGTTCAATAGTAGCAATTACTTCTGCTTTTCTTTGTGGATTATCATCTATTAAAATTTGATTTAAAAGATCGTCACTAATAACACCTTTAAATTTTGTTTTTATTTCTAAATCATCAAAATATTTATTAAAATTT